AGTTCCACTGCTGCAAGTTTTAAAATACATGCCTTGCTCAGTCGAAATCCAAAGAGCGGTTGACTTTGCAAACAATGTTGAATCAGGAAAGCACGTTACTCTGGAAGGTGAATTTGTTGTTACCCAAGATTTTGATGTCAATACCGATACCGGCGAAATTGCGCAGCAGGAACAAAAACCAGAACCAGTGTCGATTGAACAAAAACCAGCGGAAACCCTGGAATTTCCAGACGCACCGCCACTAGATGCGTATGCAGAGCTTGACCGAAGCGCACAAATACAAACGCGCCGTAACCGTGGAATGGAGATTGAATAATGAGCCGTATTTTATTTTATGATACAGAAACTACTGGTTTGCCTCTTTTTAAAGAGCCGTTGGAACATCCAGAACAGCCGCATATCGTTCAAATTGCCGCTATATTGGTTGACGAAAAAACCAGAAAAACCATTCAGAGCATTGACTTAATAATCAAGCCTGATGGTTATGAAATTCCAGAAGAAATAACACAAATACATGGAATCGATACTGCCTTTGCCTCTGCTTGTGGAGTTCCGTTAATGAAAGCAATGTCTGTTTTTTTTCATCTATGGGATGGTCGAAAACGTGTTGCTTATAACGAATCTTTTGATTCCAGAATTGTTAGGATTGCTCAGCATAAAATGGGGATTGAAGAAAAGCAATTGGACGAATGGAAGCTTGCGCAGTCTGAATGCTGCATGAAAATGACCCAAAAAATCATTGGTGGAAAATATCCAAAACTGTCTGAAGCTTATAAACATTTCATGGGCAAAGAGCTTGAAAACGCTCATAGCGCTATGGCTGATGCTTTGGCTTGCCGTGATATTTATTTTGCAATTAAGGATTTGCCATGAAAATCCAATCAATCGATATTCAAAATTTTCTAGGCGCTGTTTGCGTAAAAGCGGCCTTAAATACGCCAATCACCTTGTTTGCTGGCAAAAATTACGCCGGCAAAAGCTCAGTACGCGATGCAATCAATTTGGCGCTGACCGCTGATTTAACGCGGATTAGCCTGAAAAAAGACGCGGCGCAACTGATCACCACTGGTCAAGAGTATGCCGCTGTGGAAATTACCACCAGCGATGGGGATTACGGCGTCACGATCAATAAGGCCGGCAAAATTACCGACAACCAAGCTGGTAAAAACACGCCGGCGGCACTACCCTATGTTTTGAACGCCCAGCGCTTTGCAAGCCTGAACACCAAAGAACGCTCTGAATTTTTATTCGGGCTGATGGGAGTTAAAACGTCCGCCGACGCCATTAAAAAAAGATTGCTGGAAAAAAACCTTAATCCGGCCAAAGTCGAGCAAATCACCCCGTATTTAAAATCCGGATTCGACGCCGCCCATAATGAAGCTAAAGCCAAGGCCCGTGATAGCAAAACCGGCTATAAAACATTGACCGGCGGCGAGACATGGGGAAAAGAAAAAGGCGGTCAATGGCAACCGGCTGAAGTAACCCAAACCGTAGACCCAGAGCACATTCAAAAACTGATTGAAAACGCCCAACGGCAAGTCACTCATTTTGGAATTGAATTGGCCGACGCACAGCAGCAATTAGGCGCGGCAAAGCAAGCCGAACAGCAAAATATCGATCTTGTTGCCAAGCGCCAGCGACTTGAAGAAAAAGCCGGAAAAATTGAAAGGATTAGGCGCAAGTTGGCCGTCGATACCGAAAACATGATTACCTGGCAAGACAAGGTTGCCGCCACTCGGTTAGGCGCTTCCGGAAAGCCAGAATACGACAGTGCCGAATGCCCATGTTGCAAAAAGTTATTGCGAGTAATTAATGCTAACGGCCCGGTCGCTCTGGAAGAATATTTGCCACCCTTGCATACCCCAGATATTGATGCCGTGCGCCGGCTGCCGGATGAAGAACGGGCCTTAGCGTTGCTTGAATCAGCTATCGCTAATGGTAAACGCGATTTAGCGGAAGCAGAGCAAGCCGGCATTCAATTAAATGAATTGCCAGTAGAGTCGCCGGTTGACATTGATGCAATTCAAGCTGAAATAAAAGTTCTTAACGATAAAAAAAGCGCCTGGCAGCAGGATCACAATAAATATAGCGCTCAACTTCAATTGCATAACGAGCAAGTCGAAAAAATTAAAAAGGTGCTATTGCTGCATGTTAACATACTGGACTGGACGGCAATAGCCGACGCCCTGGCACCGGACGGCATACCGACTGAATTGTTAAAAAGCGTACTGACGCCAATCAATGACAGGTTAAAAAATTCTGCAAATTTAGCCGAATGGATGGCTGTCACTATTGACAACGATATGAGTATTTATGCCGAATTGCTGCCATACAACTTACTGTCAGAATCCGAGCAATGGCGGGCGGACGCAATGATTGCCGAAGCAATAGCGTTTATTTCAGGCATAAAGCTGCTTGTGCTAGATCGAGTGGACGTGCTCGACCAGCAAAAAGGCCGTGCCGATTTGTTTTATTGGCTGGATGAATTAGCTAGATCAGGAGAGCTGGACACGGCCCTGCTGTTTGCTACGCTGAAAACCGCACCAAACAAACTATTGGATACTGTGCAATGCGTTTGGATTGAAAACGGCGTAAACCAAGAATCTGTGCGGGTGGCGGCATGAAAGAATGCCCAATATTGTTTTCAACGCCGATGGTTTTAGCGTTACTGGAAGGCAGAAAAACGCAAACACGGCAGATTGTTAACAAACTTAACAAATTAGGAAAAACACAAGAAATAAATTACAGGAAATCATTAAACAGTTTTGAAATAATTACAAAAAAACATAAGCACCATTTACATTCAAATGAATTTTTGGAGCTTTGTCCTTACGGTTTTTTGGGTGATGGTTTGTGGGTTAAGGAAACGTACTCAGAAACCCATAGAGCAGATGGAACCCCCGTTATTCTTTACAAGACAGGTGAAAACATTCCAATCGGGATTAAGGATGGCAATCAGTTTTTAATTAAAGACTTTCGGTCAACTGAAGATGTTTATGTTGACAAATGGAAGTCATCAATCTACATGCCGCGCTGGGCCAGCCGTATCAATCTGGAAATTACCGGAGTTAGAGTTGAGAGATTGCGGGATATTAGCGAAAAAGACGACAAACCAGAAGGGATTGAAAATATTGGAAAAATTATTGATTGCTGGAAAGATTATCAAGCAGACCACGATTATAGAGATGAAAACTTCTTACAAAAGGCTGGAATTGCATTCAATCAACCAATTTTATCCTATAGGTCTCTTTTGGAATCAATCAACGGGCTGAATTCTTGGAAGGTGAACCCCTGGGTATGGGTAATTGAATTTAAGTTAGTTGACAAAGCCTGTTAAAACCTTAAAATAACAATACGGATTTGCACCCGTTAAAGAGAAATAACACAAGTCGATTTTATTACCTGGGGATTCTCTTCCCGTGCAAACTGGTAATGGAGTCGGCTTTTTTTATGCGAGGAATTTATGAACAAAGAACAACATGATGCTTTATTGAAAGCCATTAAAAATATCGGCGCTGCCATTGATGCGGAATTCCGCCGCAAAGCACGAACAATCAATGATCGGTGGCATTGAAGTTCCTTAACCTATGCGGGAAGCGACGGAAGTTGGTGCCGTGTATTATCTATCCAATATTGTTAATTCAGAATATTTTGAAGAATATAGATGGGAAAGCGATGACATAGATTTATTGTGGTTTAAACGCGGCTTATGCCAAGCCACCAAAGAAGGCGCAATAGCTCAGTCTAAGGCGACGATTAAGCTTTACACCGGTGAACAACAATGAAAAATAATCAAGAAATAATCGCCACTCTAAAAGAGGCAAATGAGTTATTTTATTCAGCAAAACAGTCAATAATTGAATACATTGACGCTAAGAAACAAGAAATTCAGGAAAAAATCGACGACCTTCCCGAACCTGCTAAGACTGATAAATGGAGTCCGCCAGAAGGCGATTGGTCTATGGATTTAACGGGTAGAGTTTTTTATGGGGATTCATCAAACTATCTTAAAATGTATGGCGCTCAATTTGATACGGAAGAACAAGCTGAGCGCGCCATCAAGATTATCAGCCGACAGCTTTGGCTGTTTCATTTGGCTGAGGAGCTGAACGGTGACTGGGTGGCGGATTGGGGAAATGACGACCAAGTAAAATATGTTTTGGTTTTTAATACAACAACAAAACAATGGAGCGACGACGGTTGGATAAAATTCAGATATGAAGTTGTCACTTTTTCACAACAAGCCGCAAAGAAAGCCTGTGAATGGCTTAACACCGGATATGTGGTGTTGCCATGAAAAAATATGATGATATTGCTTATTCTATTCTGCTTTGGGGTACTACAATATTCTACTTAATGGGAGCGGGCGGCCTTGTTTTTTGGGGAATAGCAAGAATGTGGGGGCTTATATGAACAGAGAAGAAATTTCCAAGGAATTTGAAATAAAGTTTAATGGGATTTATGGTTGTCATTCGATAACAAAAATTTCGGCAATTAAGTTTGCCGAGTTTATCTTGAAAAAATCCCAGAAATGGAATCCCGCAAGTGAACCGCCGGACAATGGCCGTGACATTCTAGTTTTGGTTAATTTCGGCAAGGTAAATGTTGCGCGAAGTGGCCGCTATGTTTTTAAATTTTCAGAGGAATCAACGGGCGATTATTGGGATTCTGAAATTTTGGATTACAGAGAGTCGGATGACACCTATTATTGTCCAGAAGGATATTACCTAATGGGAATAAATGAAGGTGATAATGCCTTGATACGCATTGACCAGCAATCAATTATCGGCTGGCAAGAGCTGCCGCCAGTGCCGTGAGTAATGAAAGTCATTGATAAAACCCTAAAAAAGAAAGTCGATGTCTGCGACAAGGATTGTCCGACTAAGAAATGCTACTGGGCTAGGCCTGATCCTGGCGTATTCACGCAAGGCCAAGGCTACCGGCGGCGCTCAAAAGACCAGGGCTACCTATGTGGCACTAGGGAAATACGGGGCTGTCCAGAATAATTTACCTAGAGATAAAACAAAATGATTAACCGTAACTTACCATACTACCCCAAAAATATGACCATGCGTGAGCATTTGGCGTTTAAAATTCTTGAATCATGGGAATCTAACTCTGAACCTTCTAAAAAATTATCTGATATAGAAGCTTGCTTTTATGTTGCTGATAAATTTATCAACTACGCCAACCAACAAAGGGAAGCTCAAAACGAACCGCCTAAAAAGCTGCGCCACATGCTGCAAGATGGCGAAACCTGGACTGCCGAAACATTGCCGGATATGAATAAAAAAGTTATTTACATTACCAGCACTCCTGGTCAATGTTTTGGGCCTAGCTATGCAAAACATTTATTATTTAAAAATATTAAGGGATGGGAATACATCAATGACTGAATTAACAAAAGAACAACTTGAAGAATTTTCCTTAATGAGCGGCGACCTTAGCGCCATGCTGCAAGCGGTTTACAAGAAAGGCCGGTTAGACAGGGAGGAAGAATTAGCGCCGTTTAGGCGTGAATTGACATTAGAGTTTAATGACGTAACCGTACAAGCTGATTTGTATGCAGATAATTTAAGCTTTAGCTATTTGGATAGATTTTTAACAAGGTCTCAAGAAACAATATCCGAACTAACCGCAGAAGTCGAATCAGTTAAGCGTCAATTGAAACCGGTAGGCAAAGCCTAGGATAGTTAAATGAGCATATCACCTAAAGAAGAAATCGAAAATCTTATAGAAATACTTGAAATTGGAAAAGATTGTTTAATTTATGTTTTCAAGGGTACTAATAAAATAGAACTTGATGACTTTAAAAAAGGTCTTCAAGAATTTGATAAGCAAATTCAAAAAGCAAAACTAAGCCTTGCGGAAATTGATTTTTAATGAATTGCCTAAACTGCCATAAATGCTTAAGAGGAATAAGCATAAACGGATTCAAGCTTGCTTCTTTGCAAATGATACTTTGCCCGGTATGTGGTAATAAAAGATGCCCTAAAGCATCAGACCATGAGCTTGATTGCACTAATAGCAATAAACCTGGTCAAAAGGGAGGTGTTTATCCCAAGCCCGGAATCTTATAATACTGACCAGTTAGAATCTGGCTAATGATTCGATCATACCGGTGCGGCAATTCAGCATGAGCGCGGCTAGATTTAATCTCAGCCGCCGCTTTTTGCCAGTCTTTAGCAGTCAGCGCCGCCCGCATATTTTTAAATTCCATAAACCCATCAACGCCAAGATTAAACGCCATGTTTAAACAAGCATCTTTTCTTGGTTGATCGAGTCCGCGAAAACCGGCCCACCGACCGGCGACTTGATCTTCAGTTAGCTTGGCGTCCATAGATAATAATATGTCGCACTGAGACTGGGTGATTGTATCGCCAATCTTTACACCATTAAGGCACGGTGAAGTTTTTAGATTATGGCCAACACCAATAGACGGATTGCCGTAAATATCAAGATAACGGTGCAGCCGTTCGCCTTCTTCAAACTTTAGCTGCGCGATAAGTTCTTTAGTTGCCATCACTCATGCCTTTTATTTATAAAGATTTTTTACGAGCACGTCTAGTTTCTTTCAGCCTGAAATACACGTTAGTTATGTACGTCAACATGCCCAAAAAAACCCCACATGCAGCGGCATTTTCGTTCAGCCAGTGCAAAAGATCGCCAAATACTAAACCGCAGCTAATGACGTAAGATGCAACCGAAGATAATTTGGCGTCTTCCATATTTTTCACCTTATTGACAATCTCTTAACCAAGTTTCCCTTGCCACCGCTGCCGCTTGTAAATCCGCATCTGACATTCCGGCCAATTGCTCGACAGAATAATTAACCGGCGGCGTTTGGCACTTTGACGGGCTGCCAGGCGGTACTATGATCGGTTGTAGCAATTGCCCCGGGACTAACGGCAACTGACTGGTCGAGCAAGCTAATAAGCTGGTCATGAGTAAGAGCGGCAACAGCCGTTTTAATTTGGTCATCGGTTGGTTTCCTTTCAGGAATTAAAATAGCGGCGGCGGCAGTACCAAGGCGGAATAACGGCAAAGCCCCAGCATGAATAGCGCCCGGAATGTCGCCGGCCAGCACCAAACCAACTGCACCGATTAAGGACTCAACATCGCCAGCGGTAATGCCGGTAGAGCCAATTGCCGCTCCGGCATAGGTAGAGGCTTCCGTTGATCGTGCTTGAGCAGTGGCGGCAATTGTTGCCGCCATGCTAGATACGTTGCTAACAATGCTGGATACTGGGTTAGATTGTTGCACCCAATTACCGGCGGCGTCTTTAGTCCAGCCGGGCGGGGCGTCAATAGTATTGTTTTGCATTTATACTCCCATTACTGTTGCTGGAATGTTGTAGTGAAACATCACCGGACATTTAATATCAATGTAAACCGGTGAAATAAAGCCATAAGCTTCGCCTGATTTAAAAATCAACAGCCTTGGCGCTTGTTCATTTGGCACGGCCTTAATGTAGTGGCCGCCTTCCAGCAATTGAATATTGATAATACCAACCTGTAAATCAGGAGCATCGGCAATAATATCAGCTTGCCGTTTCCATATATCCAGGCCATGACAACGCACCAGCTCAGAAAATAATTGATGATCGGAAAATCCCTGAAACTGCGCAAAATCGGCCAAGCCGATAACCGTCTCCAATGAGCTGACCGGCAATGATGGGTCAAATGGAATACCCATTTTTTGCACAACTTCATCAGAAAATTTGAATTCTTTATAACCTTCGATCTTCGGCACCGACAACAGCATCAGTCCATCAGTAGCAACTGTTCTGTCACCAATGTTAAACGGCTGATTAAATACGCCGTCACCTTTTTCAATAAAATCTTCTAATCGCATGTGTTTCTCCTTATTTACCGAACATTACCCAGTAAGGTGTGCCGGATACGTTGACGAACTTCATTTTCAATGAGTAGTAAGTGCCATCGCCAGGTAAGGCAATAACAGTTGGTTTACCGAGCATACCATAGCTATTTGGGTTGGTCATTGTAAGCACAGTGACGGCCGCAGCAATAATAATATCCTGTTCCTGGCCTAAAACTGGATTGGCTGGCAGCGCCACCGTCAAAGCCGCAATTGCGCTATTATAGATAAAGGCTTTTTGCGTATTTGCTGGGATTGTCACGGTTGAGCCAGAACTAGGCGAAGCGGATACGGCATAGCTTGTACTCCAAACCTCTGGCCCGGCTGTCGTCATTAAAGCGCCAGCATCTGCGCCGTTAATAATATGCCGAGAAGTCACATTTTGCGCGGAAAGGTCTGGAAAGTTGATCGCAGTTACTTCCGGCACAGTGACATGTGTAGCACCGCTGTTCTGGATATTAAAGTCCATGCCACGGATTGCGTTGCTTATCGAACCGGATAAGTTCGCATCCAAGGAAATATTCACACCAACTACATACAGCATCGTTCCGACGTTAGCTGCAAGATGGGCATTGAGTGCAGTCCACCGACCAACAGAACCTAAATTGCCATTCATGTTAGCTTCATACATTTGCACGTATGAAGGCTGAGAGGTCGCGGAAGCATTCCATTTTGCTTCATTTGCTATGTCTTGGTAATTAGCACCGGTCAATTGGTTGTTGTACCAACAAATTTGCGCAATTTGGTGAGCGGGTGCGCTTTGACCTGTGCCCTGCACATACAAAATTGATGCGTTTGGCGCGGTAACGCAAGTGCTACCCGGCGAAGTCGCTAAGGTAAAAATTGTTCCGCCAGGAGCGTATTGACCACTCGCTGGTTGTGTAAGCGCCACATTTTGCGCTGCTGATGGAAAAGTCGATGGACCCCATTGAGTGCCGTCACTCACCCATTGCGCCCCTTGGTCAAGCGGGAAAGCGGTGTATCCTTGATAATTAGCAGCCTGATAATTCGCTTGCAAAACCGCCAAAGAAGAAATTGTGCCAAGAGAATTGAATGAATACTGATGACCATTGGCGTCTGTGGCATAAATTAAGTTTTTCCCAGACGAATCAAATACGCCTTGCACATTCGCCACATTTTGCGTTGTCTGGACATTTGGGCCTAAATTTGGCATACATTGCTCCTTTAAAAATTATCTTCCCAGCCAGCGGCAAATAAATACCCTGATGCTGTGTTTGAGGCATAAAAAATTGACGAACTTTCAAGCATTAACGTCGCCATAATATTGGCTTGAGAATATCCAGAGCCGCCGGTATGCAAAATGGGAGCCGGGTAACTGGTTGAATTTTGAGCGCCATAACTGTTGCTTGGCGCAGCCATAATAATAGCGGTTCCGCTAGTCGTTTGATTGCTGGCTAAAACAATTTGAGAAATCGCGGTAGGTGGCACTAATGGCGAAATAACCGCCCATGTTGGGACATTAACGTCACCCGCTACGCCAGAGGTAAGCAAAGCCGGTTGTTTCAAAATGACTTTGCTGTTTTTTTGGTTAAATTGGTTATTAAAAATAACCGAACCGCTTGCAGTTTTAAACCAGCCTATGCGAGCAAAGTAAGTATATCCAGATGGCAAAGTTGGACCAGAAGGGTAATAGCTTGCTGAAAACAATAACGCGGATGTAAAAGTATTGGGGTTATATATTAAATAAATTGCATACCAAGTTGAATAAGCCCAAGAGCCTACATCTAAGCCATTTGCCCCAACGGTGCCGCCAATGCTAGCCGACAAATTAACGCCGGTTAAGGTTAAATAATTTTTAGAACTTTGCAAACTAATTTGTTGGCAAGTAACAGTAAGCGCAGTCGAGCTGGTAGTCTGTATTGATAATCCATTTTTTGCCGCTGCTATTCCATTCTGAGACCAGCCAGAAGCGGGAATATAATTTATTTCCTTCCAGTTTCCAGAACCTAGGCTTTCAAATTCAGAAATATCGCCAACGCCATTTACTCGATTTACACCGCCAATCAATTGCATCGAAGTGGCGTTATAAGTTAACTGAGCATTGCCGCCCCAAATTAAAGTTCTTTTTGCACCCGCTGCAATCGTATCAAATGCAACGATTGTAGTTGATCCTGAAATATTGATGGTATTAGCCGCCGCCGCTCCTATTGCAACGGTTGTAGCACTAGCAATTGTGACTGGCGGCGCTTCGTTAAGCGCGTTTGTCATCGTGCCGCCGGAAAGAGCCGAATTTGCTACAATATTGTCATAAGTGCCAATGACGTTAAAATAGGTATCGGTCAATACGAATTTATACCCTAAGCTCGGGTTTATCCAAATTTCACCTGGTGGGCGGCCTCCGGAATCCAAAGGAATAGGATTAGCCTGAGCAACAGCGCCGGCGGAATCGAAATAAGTAGCGGTCGGCGTGGTCGATCCGGCCAAATAGGTATAAATTAAACCGCCAGAATTAGGCGCACCGGTCGGCAAAAAACTTTGGTATCCGTTAAAAATTGGCGATAAGGCTAAATTCATGGTGTTTTATGCCCTGGTATATTGAAGATGAAGACGAGCGCGCCAATAACGATTTTTTGGATTGGTGTCGCCGCCAGGTATTGAAAAAAAATGAAAATCCAGATTCATTTCAACCCCTGCTTTCTCGAAATGTCGATAAGCCGGACACCAGCGCCGGGGCCGAGTGAATTTTCAACCTGAGCATTGATTTTCTTTTGCCGCGACCGTTCTTTGAGTGCCCCAGCAATGCCGCCAGTTGCTTTATTCAGCATATGTTCGGCTGCGCCCTGAAAATGTTCGGCCAGCATGTTTACGGCAGTATTTGAGTTATTTACAAACGACCCGCGCGGCTGTTCATTCACGTATTGCGCCACTCTACCTAATTTTTCAACGTGTTCGATCATATCGGGCGGCAATAAATGCTTCAATTTTGGCTGAATTTGGCGCAAAGCTTTGTTATAGGCGGCTTGCGAAAAATTACCGCCATTTTCATGGATACCGGCGCGTTCTTTTAAGTGATGAATGACGCTGGAAGCAATAGCCTGACTTACCAGCGGGTCATGTTCCAAGTTTTTACGCATTGTTTCGATATGTTCGACTTTGCCATTAATGATATGTTTTCTGACAAAATCATCTGCCAAGCTTTTTTCATCAATCGCGCCTTTATAGGCCGGGTCTTCACGTAACAAATCAAACCGTGCTTTAGCGGCGCTGCGGGCTGTATCGGCAATTGCCTTAATTTCAGACGTAGCTTCCGATATAGGCATTTGTTCCAATGTATCGCGCACAATTGATAACGCATAAGTCCTATTCCCATCTTCGTGGCGTTCGGATTTACGAATTTCTGCTGCCAAAATAGTTCGCAAATTCTCAAACTGCTCGTAAGTCATGTGGTTCTTTTTGACAACATTTTGCATAATGCTTTTGACAGGTGAAGGCAAAAACTCGCCTTTCATGTGTTTATGCAATTCAGCGTTAGCAGTTTCAACAAATAATTTGCCAGGCATGGGAAATTGACCGCCGTTCGCGTCCTCAAGCGCTTTATATTTGGCGGAAATGTCAGCGCGCAATGCCTCGTCCTTGGTTTTATAGGCTTCAATTAACTGCTTACCATTTTCATAGGCTGACGTGGTATAAATATCCGGCGCGGCCTGCTCATGGAAATGTTCAAAATTTTCACCCAAAGCGCGGTTTTGTTCATTAAATCGACGTGCATATTCTGGATGTTTAGCTCGAAGGTTTTGTTCATTGCTGAGGTGAATAATATCGCCTGTCGCCTGGCCTTCAGTTAATCTGACCGGCTCCGGCAATGACAAAGCATCTAAATGACGTTCGGCGGCGGTCGGGTTTATTTGCCCCGCTTTTTCGGCTGCCGCTATTTCCGCCTGTGTGATTGGATCAATACCCATTGCCGCCGCCCGCTCTGAAAATTTAGCGGAAGCCGCGCCGGCTGTTCCATAATTAGCCGCTTCAGGCGCAGCTTTTTCAATAACGCCAAGCCGTTTAGCAGGCAACAATAAGCCGGCTAGGTTAGCGCCGGCTTGAACCAAGTTTCCGGCAATGGGGTGGCCGGCCTCATGCAGCTTTACATCCGCCCAATGCGCCGGGTAATTGATAACTTCACCGATTTTATCAACTACATCAGAACCGGCGCGTTCAGGCGTTCCGGGTTCGCCTTGGAATGTCCGGTTTTTCATTGCCTGATGTTGCCAAGGAATAGACGCTTCAACCGCGCTATGCAAATCATGGCCTTCACCGAGTTTATACAGGCCACCAATACCTGCGCCAACAGTGGCCGCCGCGCCTGTTAAGGCATGGGCCGCCGCCCCAGCACCCATCCGCAGATAATCGGCTTGTGCTTTGGCAGCATCCTTTCCGAATTGCAATACTTTACCGGCGGCGGTATCAATTACGTTTTCTGGTTTTTTGGCAACTTCCTGTTCCGTTTTGGCCTGTTTCACTCTATCCATGATAGCGCTAAAATCTTCAAGACCGCTTTGTGGCTGGTCTTTTTCGGTTGGGACGCCTTCGAGTACCTTATTAACGTATTGAGTCGGGTCAGTGCGTTTAAAGCCGCCGTACAACATCACGGCCTTAGGATGATCGCCTTTCGCGCGCTCCAGCATTGTTTGGTAATGATAATCGGCGGCGGCACGGGCTTCGTGTTCGTTAAATGGGTCGAACTCCATGCCTTTTTTGCGGTACTCCATCACCACATCAGGCATAAATTGATAAGGCCCCATTGCGCCGGTTTTCGGGTTAATGGCGTAAGGATTCCCGCCGCTTTCCGCTTGGCGCAAATTGTCCAATAACTTAGGATGTGTACCGTAAGTTTTTTCGGGCGAAAATGCGCGATTATCTTTGGGTTCTGCTTCTTTGACTCGCGCCATGATAGCGCCGAAATCTTCCATTATTGCCCCGACATTGCTTTCATGGCGTTGTAACTGCGCTCGATTTCCTTCATGCGCTCAGAATTTTGGCCACCCATTTCTTCAACGAACGCGGCTGCATCTTTAGGACTTGTTTTTGATAATCGATACAGACGCATAGCTTCAACGCTAAAAGCTTCAGGCCATTTAGTGATAAATTCTCGCATCGCCTGCGGGCCTTTTTGAGCCGCTTTGTTAAAGCCTTCGGCGTATACTTGTTTACCGGCAGCTAAAGCATCCAAGTCACTGACGGCGCGTTTTAGGGCTTTTGCCGCCATCTGAGTATTGCCTGATTGAATTTCATTATTTTGAATTTCAAGGTTGGTATGTGTTCCCATTTCGGCATTCAATGCCGCGGTATTCTGGCTGATGTAATGGTTAAGTGTATCGACCAAAGCCGCTTTGTCAGTCAAAACGCCAGGATTACCAAAAATATTACCCACCCGTTTAATCAGCATGGCGTTAGAACCGGTCGGGCTAAGGTCGCCGTTTTTTTCGACCGCATCCAATAAATTTAAAATACTTTCGTTGTTGTAATGTTCACGCGGCACGGATTGAGCCGCTTGAGCGGCGGTATCCCGTGCGCCATAAAGATTATGGGCAGTTTCCGGCGTTTCGCCAGGGCCTGGAAACATCGGGCCGATTTGTGGCTGGCCTTGGACGGGAACGGGCTTAACCTGGATAAATTCGCCATTTGGGCCGCGCTCGAACTGAAAAGGCAAGCCGTTGATTCCAGTGCCGCCAACCTGATGCTGTTCACTAGGCGTAATCTGATTTTGAACGCCTATTACCGGCTGATTTTGCGGCACAGGCTGCCCGTTGATTTGCGCCATTGGGTTAGCGTTGTACATGACCTGAGTCTGTCCGTTGTTGAATGTCGGCCCTTGCGGTTGCCGGATGGCGTTTTGATCCGGTACACTGAGAATAGCCTGTCCAAACTGATTTTTGAGATCATTCCAGGCCTTAACCTTCGCTTCTGGCGTCATGCTTGGCGATTGCAATAGACTTGAAAACCGGTTGCTGGCTGCTTTCCATATTGGCGCGGCATCTGGATTGCCGGAAAAGCGCTTTTCAATTGCTGAATACTGCTCTTCCGGCGTTCCACCTGTGGCTAAAACTTCCTGAGCAATAAATGTGCGCTGTTGTTGGTTAAAGCCAGATAACGCTTGCTTGGCGGCAATGTTGTTTTGATCGGCATTATATAGGCCGCTGATGTGTTCAGCGCCTATAGTCGGCGCGCCTTTTAAAACATCAGCGCTTAATTTTGGCCAGTCATATTGCTGATTTTCGTTCAAATATTCTGAAAAACCGTTTTTAGCCATATCGCGAATATGATTTTGCTCGTCCAGCAATTTTTGTTGGCGTTCATTTTCAATATCTTGGGCCTGGATGTGCTTAACCGAGGACACCATGTTAAGCAATTCGCTAGGCTTGAATCCGCCGCCCTGAGCTAAAAAACTGTAATCAGGCATAGATATTACCCTTGTGTCTTGGGTTGTTTATTCAGCAAACTGGATAGCAAAAAAGACGATCCCAAATTAGACGCCGAATTTCCTACTCCACTGATACCAGCAGAAAGCGCATTGCCAGAATTAACGATATTGCTACCAATTTGACCAGCATATTGCGCACCAGCATTGGCGGCATTAGCCGCTGAAGATTGACCTAATCCGGCAATATTAGACAATCTGCCATAAATATTGTTTTGATTGGTATTGTAATTTTCGTAAGCTTGCTGATAAGCGCCGGATGCTTGATTTTGAGCATAATTATTCAATGCAGTTAAAGCGTTGCCCCCAACTAATCCACCGGTCACGCTGTTGGAATTATTTAACGCCTGTTCGCCTTGTCCAAGTTGCCACGCATAATTTGGCGCAAGATTGGCGTTCAAGTCATTGGCGTTAAATTGATGGGTAAATTGACCTTTGGTCACGCCGCCATTTAGCCCTTTCATAATAGAACTTAATGACGTTTGCCCATTCTGCAAATAGGGCTGAAAATTTTGTTGGGCCGTTTGCCACATTGAATTTTGTAAATCAGCGGCATTGTTAGCTGAATTTGAAGCAATTAATCCGCCAGCAAGTGAAGCGGCCCCACCAATACCAGCACCAATACCAGCAATAGTTGCCGCAGACGCGCCAAATACTGAAAATGGACGAATTGCTACAAATATCAATCCAAAAATCGGGTTATTCTTCAGCCACATGGGTTAATTCTCGCTGTTTTTGGTTAAGCAATTGTACATTGTCCCGACCGCCTAATAACTCACAATTTCTCATGTCGGTCAGCTCTTCGACAAGCGCATCAATATCGGTAGTTGCGGTTACATGGTACGTTGTCCAGACCGTTTCTTCTAAAGCGAATCCGGCACGCTTAATGCCGGGTTGACTAATGAAAGTATTGGGGGCGGCCACTTCGGTTTGTGAGGTCGTGCCGTCATCATGCTCGGTATAAACGATAATCCGCCCGGCGCTGATCGTGTTTAAATGTTCGGTTTTATGCATTGCGCCGGTCAGCATCACGCCAGCGGGTATTGTCATTTCTCGGGCCATCATGCAAGGCTTTCCATCAGCATTATTGACAAAATAATGACGTACCGGACAAGAAACCTGGTCAAGGTTTTGCTGAATATGCGCTTCAAGTTCTCTAATTTTGCTCATGATACTCGAACCATTAATACCGAACCATTGCGATACATTGCGCCAATTTTAACACCGGCGGCGGCGGCGGCGGCATCATTCGCATAATTTCCAAGCGCCGTCAGTGTTCCAAATTGTGCAATACCTGATAAAAACAAATACCACTGGGGTGATACCGTACCTGAGGCGGTTAAAAAAGCGGTTTGGGGACCTGGGATATTGATTTGCATTAATGGTCACCAGTTTGAGTATAAATTTCAACGCTGATCAATGTCGCATTAACCGGGTCAGTCATACTGATCTCATACACCCTATCGCGCGACCAACCCATTTTCCTTTTCATACACCGGTTTTTGTAATGACCTACTTTGCCTATCGGCAACATGTAACTATTGCTCCAAGTTTCGCCGGCGTCATCCGACCAGCGCAGCATAGATTTAGGGTCAAAGCCTTGACCAGTTTGAAGGCCAACACCGGACTGAAACTGGAATTGAATCTGGTCATAAAAAACTCGGTTCAAATCCGCAATGATATGAGGAGCGCGGCGGCGGCGGTAAATTTGATTGCCATTATCGGTATAAGTAAACCGATCAAGTGCGTAAACATTGCCGCTTGCCGCATCGCCAACAAGATTTAGTCCATTGAATGCACAATGGCAATTTGCAATGTGACGATGAAGCCGACCAAAACCATCTATACTGGCGCGTTTGTGCCAAAACCCTGACGATGTGTCATAGCACCACGTTTTGTCCTGTGACGGAAACGTGAGCATGTAAAATTCATGGCCGGCTTGCTGATAAGTAAAAGCAACCGCGTCGTCAATTCTGCCTTCGGAAATGTCGTTTTCAATAGCATGGGTTGAAATGCGTTTTTCCGTATAACCTTCGGCCATGTAAACGATAGCTTCCCCGCGTTCGTTTTTTCCCAGCCATGCGATCGATCCACCCAGTCGCGCAATAGATCGCCTGGCGGCGCAACCCACCTGCATCGTCGAGCCAGGAACGACTTGAAAAGGAAACGGATACGCGCCCACATTAACCCAGACCTCGGTAGTGTATTCGCCAAACAAATAAACTTGCCGGTGATCGACAATCAATCCAATGATGTTGTCCGGAGAAGACAGCATGGAACCAAAACTAATGCCAGGAGTAACAGTGGAAAGCGCACTTGTGGCCGCCCATTGGTTGCCGCTTGGCTGATTGTAAATGATAAAATCGTCAATAAAACAGCAAATATCGCCGCCTTGAAACGCGCCATCAGTATTGGCTATTTGAGCAAAAACGCCAGCCGTTACGCCGTTTAATACATAGGTGTACCGGTTGCCGCCATCAACAATATAGGCCGATATTCGGTTATCAGTAATGCTGACGCTTCCTGAGCTGCTTTGCAATACGCCTATCTGGGTAACGGTATAGGATTGATCGACTAAATAAACAAATGGGCCGCAAACGATTAAAACTTGTGATCCGCCCGGCAATGGATAAATTGCTCGGACTTCACCGGCATAAGGTAGTGAAAATAATAAGTAAGTGCCTGGTGTTGGGTATAAAACTTTAAAGCCTTTTTTAACCGCTTCAACATTTTGGTCAATTTCAACATACCAGTTGATGCTTTCCTGTGCATCTTGCCAGATGCTGGTTGCTTCATAATCGCCGCCAATGAATCCGGCAAAATCCGCCATTATGGCCGCCCAAATCCACCATGCATAATAAAACCGGCGTCCGGGCCGTGCATGGCGATAACAGGATCAAAGCTAACCGTTTGCATGGGCTGCATGTTGGTTCTGGCAATTTTTGATCGAAACTCGCGGGCCTGTGCGTCTAAAAATTGCATCATGGACGCTTTGCCGTAACCCGGCGCTAAAAGTTTGGCCAACTCCCACAGCAGCCACATTTCATAGCCGGGTGGAAAATTAACGGCCGTCGTTATGCTGCTAAAGTCAGTCAATGCCGCCAGGCTGAATAAATGGATTTCACCAGTAGAAGGCAAACTCCAAAATGTCAAAACGCCATTCGGCATAGTGGGCTGATAATAAACGGCTCTAGGCCAAGGCCCGTTTAACTGCTTCAATCCAATCAAGTTGTATTGCTCACGATTAAGCACTGTCACCGGGTAATCAATACCGGCCACCCGTACAAATGCCGAACGGATAGATAACGGCCTGGGTGCGACAATTTGACCAGATGGCCCGATTGTCCATGTGGTTGATCCAGCAACGTTATAAGCCGTTTCGTTTATGTAAAAAACTGCAAACTCATCATTGCTACTAGCGTCCAGAAACCGATTAAGCATATTCAGAGCATCGGTCGCTAGAGCAGGATCAAGATATTCACCGGGAGCCAGTGCGCCTATCGCGCTTAGTGAACCGTTGATAATGTCTAGCGCCGTTGCCATGATTAAATTCCCTGTACGTTACTGAAATAAATCGTGGTGGTATCCGTACCGCCACAAATAGCCGCCAATGTATCAGAATTGCCGACATAGACCGTTATTTCGGTATTCGGCAATATTGGTGTATCGGCGGTTGATGCGGTAATGGTTACAGTGCCATCCTTGCTATTTCCCCACTTCACAAACGCTATTTTAGAGCCGTAATTAACGATTCTAAAACAGTCATTGTTGGCGCTGTCTCGCGTATGACAAGAAACGCTTGCTGAAGTCGAAGTTGCGCTAATCGAATACGAATCATTGCCCGCGCCGATATTAAGGACTTGAGTTAACATCAGTAAACCCCATTTGGGATAGTTTGATCTTCACATCGAGTAATGACACCCAGCAAATTAATCGCAGTTGCGCCGATTGTCGTGCCAGTCAAATTGCAAAACTGAATCGTCAAAGTATTAGCCGCACTTGCCCACACGTTGCCGATTGCAAGGCCGGTTACGTGTGATAGCTGGTTAATTTCAACAAAATCATTCGGCAACACGCCTTGCACGGTATAAGTTGCAATTGCAGAAGTATTAGCAGTTACTGATGGCGTGTTGCCAGAAATATTAAACATAGTTTCCATCAACACATTGCCGCGCGCTATTGTGCTTTTCCCGGCCATGATTCCCCCTTAAGGTAAGTCGGCAATTTCATAGCCGTAAACAAACACGTCCATAGTAGCCGCCGCGCCTTGTGCTGTACCCACGTTCAGATACAGAGATCCGCCGGGGCCGGCCGTTTGCACGGCGTTGCTGTTAATGGTGCGCTTGCTGAATACGGTTGCGCCGGTCAATGCCGACAATGCCGCGTTACTAACAATTGCCGTGCCGCCCGCATTAGCTGACGGGAAAACGCCAGCCGCAGCAGTGGTTAAGCTCGTGCTGGCATTGGTAAACACCACCGCATCGACGCTGAACTGAGTTGCATTAATAAGCGGGATTAACGTATCGCCAGTGGCATTGACGTTAACACCGCGTTTATAGCCCAGCAAGCGCAATGCTTGTGAGCTGTTTAATGGCTGCGCGTTGACCGCGCCGCTTGTTGCAGGGCCTGGATTAGCCATAATAAGTCCCTCCTTAGGCCGCTACGCGAACGGCGAGTTCTGGATACAGAGGAGCCCAACCAAACAACACGTCAAAACGTGCAGGAAGGGAATCGTTATTGATGGTGTATTGCCGAACCAGACGGATGCTCAATCCAGCATCCTTATCACTAGATCGACTGCATTTATCCACACCATCGACCATAGGCAAATCAGCGGTAGCAAACGCAAAGGCGTTTTTGTGGAACATGATGTTTTGTGGCGAAACAGTACCAGCGCCGGATACACCAATTGACAACGGAGTAACAGTTGCTGTACTGCTGGTGCTAGTCACTACACAGTTTTGGAATTGACCTGCCGTAATAATGGCCGGTGAAACATTGACCGAAATAGTGCCCGAACCAGATGCAGATACGGTCGAGTTAACGACAAAATTACGCAACCGGCCATAGCTTTGACGATTTTGCGGGTTGACGCCATAAACGCCGGCAATGGTAAAAGTGTCGCCTTGATTTAAGGTCAGCGCCGCGCCATTGGTTAGCGTAATTGTGCTGTTAGATGCCCAGCCGCTAGACAATGCGCCAGCCATGGTGCTAGTGTTGTATGTCAATGTACTAGCAGATGCGCCGGCCCAATAGCCAAAGTTTTGCAATGCGACGTTTTGATCTAAAAACCAGCTTAAGCCGGCGGCGTCGCGTCCCATCATGCCTTTTTTATACTGATCGCCAACTGTGTTTTCTGGCGTCAGCAAGCCTTTCAAACTATCGACAATTGCCGCATTGGTGAATGGTTCCATGACAATTCGGCGATTGCCGTCACGCGGGGCCGCTTCAGAATCCAGAATCGCTTGTGCGTTTAGATAGGTTAAAAAACTGGTTGGGGCTGTGCCGGGAATGCCGACAATGTTGGCTACCGAGTTTTTAGCCATTTGCAGACCGACATAGTCAATCCGGTTGGCGATAGCCGCAATAGCGGGTTTAACAATCCGTTCACTGAAATCGCCCAAGCTCAACAACAGGTCTTGAGTGGTGAAGCTGGTGTCAACGTGGAACTGGTCGCCGTAGTTAGCGGTTGAACCGAGTACCAGCGGCACATATGTTTCATTAAAATCCTCGACGGCCAGATTAGGGCCAGACGTGCCGATAAAGCGGCCAGGTTTGCGGATGTTAAGAGTATTGCCGATTTTTGCGCCAGTACGCGCAAATTGGTCGTCGTATTCACGCACGACGCCATCAGCAAAGGTTAATTGGTTGGTTAAAACGTCCAGAGCATCGTTAGTGATCTGGGATATTGTGAGTAAATTATTTGCCATGACCTTATTCCAAATAAGGCCCTAGCTCATTATTTTCCGGTCTGTTTGCGGGCGCGGTACTCAGCGAGAGTGCAATTCTGTCCTACCACCATTTTATCGAGTGGCAATTCGCCTGTAGCCGTGCCGCCTTTGACCGGCGTAATGGGAGCCGGGGCCGATGACGGTTTAGGAGCAGGTTTTTCCTGATTTTTAGGCGCTTCCAGAGTGACTTCAAGTTTTCCCAATTTTCGCAGTGCGGCGGTGGGTGACAACTTGTTTAGCTCGTCGATTAACTCAGGATTTTTGGCAATGTGGTACAGCAATTGCGGGCCTAATTCGCTTTCAAGGATTGCTACGCCGACTTCCTGATGTTTAATTGGCGTTTCAATCGCTTCAATTACATCTTCGTAATCGGGTGTTGCCACTTGAAATTCAATTTGGCGAGACTGGAAGCTATCAGCTACGCTTTTTTGTGCGGCCTTGGCTTCAGCTTGCTGTTGTTTTGCCGTTTGCTGCTTTTGAAATTGATCAATTTTCCAATCGGTCAATGCATCAGTATAGGACTCAATATCTTTAAAATCCTTAGCTTGCGGCTTGCCTTCCTGTTTAATCTCTTCCTGAGGCTGTTTTGTGATTAATTTCGCTTTCAGTTCAGCAATTTCCACTTCTTTCTCGGCAATTGCTTCATCTTTGCTTTTTAATTTACCAACCAACCCTTTAATGCGCTTCTCAATCGGGTTTTCCTGCCCTTCTTGCTCTTTACCTTCATCGGTCGGCGGGTCACCTGCGGGTAGGTCGGTTTTTTTGACTTCCTCGCTCACGCCTAGTTCATTTCCCAGTAAAAAAGCGTTAAAACTTTCAGAGTCGTGGGTCACTCTATTTTCACCAGCCATAATCTACCTCACGCATTAGCGGATCAAGTTTTTTACATAGCGCCGGCACTACTCGGCGCTAGATTTAGCACAATGTTATTCTAAATTGCTGATTTGTCAACCGCCATTGTTTCAGCGTCAGCGCGGTCTGTGAATTGCTTTAGTTGCGTGGCGTCCAGATGTTTGCAAAGCAACTGTACAATACCGTTAATTTCGGCAACATTCTGCGCGCCGATTGTTCTCGCCATCACGTCATGCAATCTAGTTCGCTCAACGCTATCGACCTGCCTAATTTCTTCTTGTTGCCAATGCAAATTGTCTTGAGCGCGAACGGTTTCTTGCATAAGTGTTCTGCGGGTTTGTCCTTCTTGTTTCATTTTCTCAAGCTCGAAACCGTATTTTTTCTCTGTTTCAGCCGCTTGCAGGGCTTGCATGGCTTGCTGCAACTGGGTTTCCAGTTGTTTTAGCTTGATTTGTACTTGAGGTGGTATGTCGCTTTTATCGTCAATTTGCGCGAGCGGATTAGCTGCCGCCAGCCGGTCGGCAATAATTTCAGCGCCGGGGAAGTCCATGTTTCTGAAAATCAAATCGCCAGCTACCTGCCATATTTGCGTATCTCGATTGGCAATAGCTAACATTGCCTCAACCGCTGCTTGACGCTTGCTTTCAGTTCCGGGGCCGGCGTCCATTACCACGTCATAGCGGCCTAGCGTCAAATCATTTTTGATGATGTAAGCGCCTTGGGCGTCGGTCTCGCCGGTTTGCTGGTTGACTGTAATAATATCGGGCTTCCCGTCATCACCGATAATGCGTAACATCCGTTGCGTATCGTAAATGCGTGGGATCAGGTCAAGGATAACAGTACCTGCGTGTGCAATTGAGCGCGTCAAATTGTCGAAATAATGAAAATTAGAGTTGTCCGCCTGCATGGCATCGGCTTTTTTAGCTTCGCCGCT